AAGAAAAGCTTTCTGAATAAATTCTTCTGGACTAGTTTTTTGTCCAAGATAAGAAATTTTTCCAAAATCTTTACTCACAGTTCTATCTGAGACTAGATCAACAAAATACTTTTGCCAATATTTCAGTTGCTGTTCATTGAATTTTGCATTCAATGGAATATTATAATTAACATCTTCCCCAGTATATTTTTTAACTAGATCTGCCATCTTAGGGGCAGGAATAGCACCATTTCTAGCAGTAGCATTTACATATTTTCCCTTATTATTAGGGACTCTATCCCTAGGTTCAGTAGCATGTGCTGCTGTACTAGAAACTTTGCTTTCCCAATAATATCTTTTAATATATTTTCCTGCTCTAAATTGAGCCTCAAAGGTTAGGGAATTTCCTGAAAAGTCCATTTCCCCTCCCCTTTTTGCAATTTCCATATAGGTGAATAAATCACCTATAATATCTCCATCATGAACTTCAATTCCATCAGGACCAACATCTAAATTAGTTTCATAAACATGAGATTCTGGTTCTGCTTTAGTTGGTTTTTTAAGTGAGATTCCTAAGAGAGTTTTATTCTTTAATAATTGACTCAAATAAGCATTTACTGTTCCAACAAAAACTTCTGGTGCTGTTGTTCCATCAGAAAATTCTGATTTCAAGGTGTCTATCATATTTTTAATTTTATTTTCATCAGAAGCTTTTACCATGTAAACATCTGTAGTGTTCCAACTATCTTTTTTACCTGTAAAAATTTGCTGCTGACTTCTATTAAAACTATCCCAAATATAGTCATAGATATCTGTAGACTTCCCTGGAGGTATTGTTCTTGTTTTACCTCCATACCTAGCATACTTCCAAGAAGTATCTTTATTTCCTTCACTGTGACCCAAATATTTAATTAATGCTTTAGATTGTTTAAGAAGTCCAAGATACCAATCACTGTCCATATTTGGGAATTCAGTTTTTAGATCATTATACATATCTAAATCCTGATTTGGAGTCAAATCTGCTCCTTTCTCTACAGCATGATAGAAGGCAACAATAGATGCTGCTTCAAATAGATCTGTTTCAGCTACCATTTTTTATCTATTGTTTATTATTATCTATCGTCTTCAGAACGATTTTCTGAATAGAAGACATCAAAAGCACCTTCAGGATAACGCTTCATCAGTTTATCCACATTCTTAGAGACCACATAATCAATAGAAACTTCAAGTGCTACACATGCTTGCATAACATACCACATCAAGTCACCAAGTTCAGTGATCAGGTGATCTTTATTATCTTCATTCCAGGGTTTGCCTTGGAAGATCATTTTCTTAATAATCTCAAGAAACTCACCACCTTCAGCATTGATACCAACACCAGCAGTCAGAAGTCTTTCAATATTAGCACCTTTGCGATCAAGTTCTACAATACGATCAGAAAATGATACAAAGTCTTTGGATGCATCTGAAGTAACTGCATCCACAAAATTTTTGTACTTGTTAAAATCTACTTTTTCAATCATTAGAATTTCAAACTAGCGAATTTACTTTTTTTGGGTTCTTCATTATAAGTATACTCTTCTTCTTGTCCAGAGTCAAGAATATCATTTTGAGCACTTTGCTCACAATCATAGAGTCTCATCTTTGCCCTATCAATACCAATAACAAATCTCTTGTTAATGGTAGGATCATTATATCTGTTTTTTAGTTGTTTTACCATAATCTGTCCCAACTGTTCCAACTCTTCTGTGCTAATAAGGGCAAACATAAGGTCAGCAGTAGCAGGGAGACCAAAGGATTCAGAAGTATCAGTAAGTTCAACATCAGAGTTCCCATAACCACCCCTAGTGGTTTGGGTAGCAGAGACAATGGGAACATTGAATTCCACTGCCAATCCACGTAATTCTTCTGCAATTGCTTTAATATACGAATAAGAATTGACAGAAAAATTTGACTTATACCTAGAGGAAGAACAAATGTTAAGGTAATCAATAAAAATAATATCAGGTCTAAATGACTTCTTAAGAGATAGTTCATTGAGAAGTGCTTTAAAGTGCCCAGTATGTGCAGAAGCAGTTGGGTATTCCTTAATAATTAAAGACCCCTGAGTCTTCTTACTGATATTATTTACTTTTGTCTCAAACATCTTTTTAGGAAGTTCTTGAATATCTTTAATATTAGTATTCAAGAGGTTCGCATCAATTCTTTCAGCAATCCTTTCCTCTGCCATTTCAAGTGTAATGTAGAGAACATTGCGCCCCTGCAGGAGGACGGAGCTAGCCATGTGGCACATGAATAGACTTTTCCCGACACCTGTGCCAGCCAGAGCGACATTGAGAGTCTTATTAGGTAAACCACCTTTTGTGACTTTGTTAAAGTATTCAAGGTCAAATGGGATTTTGTCTTCTTTTCTGTGATAAGATTCATATCTTTCTAAGTAGTCCTGTAGATAATCGTGTCCAATGTGGTCATCAAAACTGACTGCAAGTGCATCCTGAAGAATTGAAGGAATAGAATCCCTAGACTTCTTCTCATCTTGTCCATCAGCAATTTTAATACTTTCCATAAGTGCAAGATAGATTGCTCTATCTCTACACCACTTTTCTGTAGTATCTAACAACCACTGATGATCTGGTTTAGAATCATCTAGAGAGGAGACATAAGAACAAATTTCTTTATATGTCTCCTCTGTGATATCAGTTCTTTTTTCAGTCTCAATTAAGATAACTTCTTTTGTGGCAAGATTGTCATAGTTAAGAATGAACTTACAAATCTCTTCAAAAATTACCTTCTCATGGTAAACCTCAAAATATTCATTTTTAATAAATGGTAATACCTTTCTACAATATTCATCATTGTAAATGAGATTCCTGAGAATTGTAGTTTCAATCTTTTCCATCACCCTCCATATAAGAATTCTTTGTGTGCTGCCTCATCAATTGCCTGCATAATTTCTGCAGTAAAGTACTTTTCAGGATCTTCCATTATAGTTTTTCCATACTGCGATCCAAACTGCGTTTCATACCTCGTACCAGACTTTTTGAATATTTCATATTTTTCAGCCAGATCAAGAAGACCATAATACTTATCAAGACCACGATCATCATAATACAACCTTACTTCTACTGTTTTGTTTTCTTTACTAAGTCTAGACTTATGAGTTGTTGCTTTAATAATGTTTCCAACAACTTCTGTACCATCCTTTTCTTTCTTTTTGGAAAGATAGATGATTGTGGATGCTGCATACTTGAGACCTGATCCACCACTCATTTCTTTAGTTGGAACATAGGCACCAACAACATCATAGGTATGATTGGTCACAATCATAGGAATGTTTGCTTGACCCAATTTAAGAGTTAGCATTCTAAATGCACCCTTAACCAATTGAGATTTAGTCATATCACGCACTTGCTTATCATTTAAAGCATCAGTGATCTCCTTTTCTGTTGAGAGCATACCCAGGGAGTCTAGCACAAACATGCAGGGCTTCCTAGTGTCAGATGGTTTCTTCATATAAAGATCAACTGCCCTCAGAGCTTTTGATCTAAATTCCTCAATAGTAACCACATTAACTACAACAAGTCTGTTTGTATCTACTCCTCTACTCTCTAAAAGAGATTTAGTGATAGCAGCCTCAGTGTCAAAGTAGAGACAGTAACCATCGGGATTAGTATCAAGAAAGTTCTTAACCACTGCGAGAGAGAAAAAAGTCTTTCCAGTAGAAGACTCTCCAGCAATAGCAGTAATCTTGTTCCCAGATACACCACCAAATACACTACCTGAAACCAGTGCATTAAAAATGTATGAACCTGTATCAACATAGTTTTCTGTTTCCTCTATATCAGATGCTAATGAAGCATATTCTCCACCAACTTCTTTAATTATATCTTTTAAGAAATCCATATCAACCAATATCAATTTTCCAATTTTTTACATCAGTATCATCTTGTCTGGTAATAGTTAGACTAGTCCCATCATCAAAAGCATCTAATACACCAGCAGAATGCCCCTCATAGAGAGAATACTCTTGATAGTAATCATCATCGCTCTTTTGAATAGAGAACCAAGGACATCCAACAGTTGGGTTAGTTACACAAATAAGAAGTGCTTTACCAATTGCATCACCACGACTAGTAACTCTTT